AAATACAGACAAAAAACGGAGTAAAGGAAAAGAAAGTTCGTAAGACATATTTGGTTGAATGTGATTCAGTAAGTGTTGCTGAAGCAAAGGTAAATGAATGGTTAAAGACTTCACCTTTTGCCTTTGAAACAATAATTGCAAAACAATCAAAAATAGTAGATGTGGTAGAATAATGAACGAAAAATATTGGGGTGAAAAGAAATCACCCACACCAAAAAGTGCATCACCAAATGGTGGTAAGGCAGAAAAACACATATCAGTTCATGAGAATAAGATTTACTATTATGCCAATGTGAACAGGGATAGTGCATCAGAACTTAATAAAAAGATAGGTGAGATAGAATCTAAAAGTTTAACATTATGTCATACTTTAGATTTAGACCAACCACCAACATTGAGAATATACATCAATTCAGGTGGTGGTAGTGTAGTTAGTGGTATTTCATCAATGGATACGATATTAAGAACAAAAGTACCTGTCCATACTTATGTGGATGGATTTGCAGCAAGTGCAGCAACATTCCTATCGGTAGTTGGTAACTATAGATTTATGAGTAGAAATTCTTATATGTTGATACATCAATTATCAAGTACATTTTGGGGAACATACTCTAATTTTGAGGATGAGAAACAAAATCTTGATTTAATGATGAAAACCATTAAAAATGTATATAAGAAATATACTAAAGTTCCAATGAAAGAACTAAACACAATATTGAAACATGATTTACTATGGGATGCAGAAAAGTGTTTAGAATATGGATTAGTTGACGAAATTATTTAAGGAGAATAAAATGGCTAAAAGAAAGTTTAAACCACAGCCTGGTCAAGAACAACCACAACAACAAGTAAAAGTTAATTTGAATGATGCTGATACAATGAAATGTGAATATTGTGATAATACAATATTTATGAAAGCAACAGTTATCAAAAGATTATCTGCAATTGTTTCACCGACAGGACAAGAGGCATTAATACCAATTGAGGTTTATAGTTGTGGAAATTGTGGTAAAGTACCTAAAAGTTTGTTAAAGGATGTAGGTTTAGGTACGGAAGAAAAAAATCCATTGAGTATATGATAGAATGCCTAACACCTGATGTTGGTTGGTATGAAAGAAATCTACCACCATCTCTGATAAAATATAAAATTAGTGATGATAATTTACTTTCATCATTAATGGAAGTTGTAGATAAATCAGGTGATAGAATGGCACAGAGAACCAACTTATTTTGTAAAATTACGGAATATAGATCACAAAGAGATACGAAGTATAAGAAAGCCTTTGATGGGGTGATTGAAATAGTAGAGTCTATTTTTGATGAAAATAAATTAAATTTTAAAGTAACAGATATTTGGGTAGCTCAATATAAAAGTCAAGATTTAGCACGAAAACACGACCATACACCAGCCAGCTGGTCATTTTGTCTATATCTCAACGAAGGAGAAGGATTTCCACCATTGGAATTAAAAGATTGTAAAAAGGTATATCCTGAAAAGGGACTTATTGTTTTCTTTCCTGGTTGGGTATTACATGAAGTTAAAACTAAAGAATTTGATGGTGCACGATATGTGTGTTCAGGAAATTGTTACGAGGAGCATCAAGGAGTTAACGGATGATAATCGAACATCTCACAAAAGAAAAAAATTGGCACTCAAGAACTAATCCACCTAATATACATCAGTATAAAATTGATGGTGGCGGTATATTCAATACTTTAATTGAGATGATTGATGACCGAGGTGATGAAGAGTTTCATCAGACAAATCTTAAATGTGATATGACTCGGTATAGGTCTTGGAAACACGATGGTAGAATGAATGAATTCGTGACAATTATAAAATCTATACTTAAAGAGATACCATTGGATTTGGTACTTGCAGATATGTGGGGTGCAAAATATGAATCCGAAGAATATGCAAGGGAACACGACCACGGCAATAGTGAATGGTCGTTTTGTATTTATTTAAATGAAGGACAGGGGTTTCCACCATTAATAGTGGATAAAAAAGAAATATATCCAAAACGAGGTTTAATAGTTATATTTCCAGGGTGGGTTAGACATTCAGTTCCATCTAAGAAGTTTGATGGTAATAGATATGTAGTGGCAGGAAATATATTATTAAAAAAAGATTTAAAACCTTATCATACGGAAGGAGTAGTACAGGGAGATGTTTAAATATAATTTTATAAGTATATTAGGTCCACAGATATACTATTCTATTGAAAACCATTTAATGTGTCAGATTTTACTTGAAACTGATAATCCATTGGATAATAATGAGTTTGAATCTCTATTGATAGAACATTTAAAGATGTTTATATCGCATAATCATAATATAAAATCACAATTATATTATAATTTAAATTCTAAATCTAATAATACTAAGGTTTTAATGTTATTAAAAGATAATACGGAAATGGAGTTCAATTGGAGTGATAAAAAAAATGATTTTTTATCATCAACATCATTTAAAACAGTAGTTCATAAAGCAAATCTAATTATTTTACCAACAAGTATAGATTTTAATTGTGATTCAGAATCGGTATATACTTTAGATTTGGAAATAACAAAAAATAAAAAATTTAAAAAAATATAATAGGAGTCTAATATGTATGCAGCAAATCCAGGATTAGCAATAAAAACTATAACAACATCAAAGGGAGCAGATTATCGTCCTTTTGCAATTGAGGGTGCTTTTGGTGATATAGAATTAAAAAGACTTGAAAAGCAAGTAGAATTGATACAAGAATCACAGGCACTAACTCATGGTGATTCACATTTTGGTAGTGCCGATGAAGATTCAGAAAGAAAGGCATGGGAAAGACCATTACCATTCGGTAATGATTTTTCTTGGATATATTCAAAATTACAAGATTTAACTTGGGATATAAATCAACAAACTTGGAATTTTGACCTTTTGGCTATGTTAGAACCAGCAATATATTTGAGATATAAATCATCTGAAAAGGGGAAATATGATTTTCATGTTGATTGTGGTGGAAATGCTCCATCATCTTATAGAAAAATGAGTATAATTGTTTTATTATCAGATCCAGATGATTATGAAGGTGGTGATGTTTTATTTCAAGATTATTTGGCTACCGAAGAAAATGAAATGGTGTATCCAAAAACTAAAGGTACGGTTTTGTTTTTTCCATCATTTTTACGACATGCTGTAACTCCTGTTACTAAAGGTGAAAGAAGATCACTTGTTTTGTGGATTCACGGTAAACCTTTTAGATAGAATTTTAATTTAAAAGATATTTATTTGTATGGAAAAACAAATATTTGATAAGTTATCGTACAAACATTCTCTGTATTATAAATCAAGATTAGTAACAGATGAACTCATGCCCTTGACTAATAAGTTAAAGAGGAATGAGGGAGTCATTTTTGTGCTTGATATAATACCATCTAATTTTGGTTTATATTCACTTGAAGTAAATACAAATAGTGCATTTGATGACGATTTAGTAGAGTGGACTGATTATGAGATGTTGTGTAGAGTGATAATACATTGGCAATATAAAAATATTATTGTGTTAGTTGAAGAATCACAAAAAGATTTTAATGATTCAAAGTGGTATAAACACTTAGAGAAGGCAGTCTCTGAAATAAAAAATTATCCATTTACACCTACCGTAAAATTTCAAGTTGCAAATGATATTAATAATATATGGGATTTTGAATACAACAAACAAGACGATTTTATATTAAGACTGGCATGGGATAAAAATTGTATCCTTGATAGAATGGCCGCAGACAAGAGAGCTTGGAATAGGTTTATAACTCCTACGCAAATATTTGAAGATCATCCAAAATATTATGGTGATGGGGAATCTATTTTTGAAAAAGATAAGTGGTTTGTTTTTAAGAAAAGAAAACTTGATAGAAAAAATGGTATAGGGATTTATAAGTTTGATAATGAAAAAGATTTTGAAGATAGATTAAAAGAGTTTGATTATGTAGAAAGTTTTATAGATGCAGATATAAATAAAGAAACTGGTTTCAAAACAGAAATAAAAACTTATATGATGTTGTTTAAAAGGGGTGTTTATCATTTAACTCCAAATTTATACACTCACAATTATGATTATATATCCGATGAGGGTGGGAATAGACTCAAACCAGTAAGAGTACAAAAGGCAAATATTTTAGCACAAAATGAAGTTGAGTTAAGTGATGGTAGTGTGATAAAGGCGTTAAACTTAAAC